TGCTTTCGGCGAGAGTGGTGGGGAATTTGTTGCCGGAAGATATGTAAAAGCTGGGGTTGTGTTCACGTCGAGGGGTTGTGAAAATTCCTGCAAATGGTGTTTTGTTCCAGCGAGGGAAGGCCGAATCAGGGAACTGCCTATCGTTGCAGGGAACATCATCCAAGACAATAACTTTCTCGCCTGTTCCAAAACACACCGCGCCAAAGCATACGAAATGCTCAAAACACAAAAGGCGATTTCTTTTCAAGGCGGGTTAGAACCGCTCCGGCTAACAGATTGGGACATTGAACAACTTGTGAAGCTAGGGAGTCGGTTGAAATATTTGTTTCTTGCCGCCGATACGAAAAACAGGTTGCCAGTTGCCATTGATGCAATTAACCGACTTCGTGCCGCAGGAATCAGCAAGAACAAAATCCGCTGTTATACGCTGATCGGTGACGACATGGACGAAAACCTGTCAAGATGCGAAGCAGTATTCAACGCAGGGGCGTTGCCGTCAGCGCAGTTGTTTCAGCCGGAACAGCGCATCGAGTATAGCCACAAGTGGAGAGCGTTTCAGCGAGTTTGGGAGAAGCCGATTTGCATGAAAGGGTACATGAAAAATGGGATTAAGGATTGGGAACCGAAAGAACCGGAACCGGACGGAATATTGTTTGAGGAGGACGCAACAACATGATTGACACCATTTACAATCTGTTAAAATGGGTGCCTGCCGTTTTGTGGATAGTTTCGGCAATCGCCTTTTTGCTGGACGGCGAACTTGCTCATGCGGGGTTGGCAGGCGGACTGGTATTGTGTTGGGCGATGATATTTAAAATGGATGAGGTGAGAAATAATGGAGATTGACCTGCAAAACCTGCGGGAAATGGCTGAAAATTGTCAACGGAAATTTCCTTCGCCGTGGTCTGTTATTGGGAGAAAATTTAAGCTAAAAGGATTTCCGCAGGTTTTATATAGTGACGATGACGGAAGCTATATTTGTTGCCACGGAGATAATGATGCTGATTACATCGCCGCCTGCCACCCCGCCGCCATGATCGCCATTTTGGATAGGATGGCAGCAGCGGAGGCGGTTTGTGAGGCGGCGGAGTGCCTGCTGGATAAACTGAACGATATGGGATTCATCAATTATGCAATCGATGAAACAGCAGGCGAAACAGAAGAAGCCCAAGCGGCGGCGATGCGGCAGGCGCTCACCGAGATTGCACACTACCAGCCCCGCGAATTGACCGACGCGGTGGATATGAGGGAGATTGCCCGCGCCGCGCTCGCCAGTTCTCCCAGCGCAGGGCGCGAAGCATTGAAGGAGGAAATTTAATGAACGAACCCGCAGCCACTGCACTTATTGCCGCCATTCTGAAACTGGCGCATGATGATTACACCGCAGGGGAATTTGAATCCGAACATAAAACCGAATCCGAACGGGTCCGCGACCGTAACGCGCAGGATGCCCGAAGATTCTTGCACGGGCAGTGGTGCAGGGACTTGTGCGATAACATAAATATTGATTATGAGAAGTTCGTCGAAGTGACTATCCAAAAATCCCGCATGGCTTCGCCGGTGTTTAAGTACATTGAGTCTGAGGTTAGGGATTATCACAAGACGCTGCAGGAAATCGAAACGCTAAAACGCGATCTGATTGAGGGATCGCAACCGGTGGAAAACAAAGGCGGTAAAAGCCTGACGGTTGGGAACCCCACGGAATCCAAAGCAATCAAAATCATCAGCGATAAGAAACTGGCAAGGATGGAGTCGGTGGCCCGCGCAATAAAAACAGTCTATGACGCCAGCGACGATAAACGGAAAACATTAGTCCGGCTGAAATACTGGCAACATATTTACACAGATGATGGGATTGCAAACCATTTAGGAATCGGACTAAAAACATTCTATCGGTGGAAAAGGGATTTTATATTGCGGGTGGCTCTGAAGCTCGGATATTTATAATGACATTTTCGTGACAGTTTTCAGGGGTTTTCGATGCTAAGATTAGTTTAGTTAGGATTATGCCCGCATCAATTCGGTGCGGGTTTTCTTATGCTCCCGCATCCGTGTCTAGGAGGACGTGCCGTGATCCACTGCGACAATAAACTTTGCGAGTATAACGTGAGTGGCGAGGCGTGCGACGCACGGAACGTTTACTATGTCAATCGGCTGTGCATGACGTTCAGGCGCAGTACGGCAGTATCAACGCCAGCGCTGATGCGGTCGCAGTCCTGCAACTGCGAGCCTACCGACAGGGGATACAGGGCCGTGCATAGGAGGGTGTTCAAGTGATGTGCGAGGGTGAAGGTGTGGAGATAAGTTAATAGTTGACACGAGAAGGCTTGCGGGATAATTACCCGCCCCTTCTCTTTTTGTTTGAGAGAGCGAAGGGAGAGGGTAGTAAGTGAAAGTATGTAGCCATTGTAAAAACGATTTACCATTAACCGCTTTTGTTAAAGATAAACAGCATAACATCGTGCCTGCGTGTAGTTGTTGCAACTTAGGGCGGCGCGCTGAACCGATGGAACAATGGTATAGACGACAGAAGTTTTTCAACATCAAGCGATTGAAACGAATCAACGATTGGCGTATGACTTCGGGGCAGGAAGGACTATTTGATATGGGCAAGGCGGTGCGATGGAAATAAAAGGTACTGGGAAGCCGGGTACCGACCCGAGGGTCAGTGAAACGTGCAGTAGTTTCCTCCATGAAACTCATTTTCGGGGGTTGAAATTATTAATGGCAAAAAATACACCCACAAAACACAAACCGCCAGAAAGTCCGCAAAAATGGTGGGTTATCGGCTCGCCGCAAATGTGCGAGTTTTTTTCCATCTCGGCGCAAACGCTGTCGGTGTGGATTAAGAAAGGCTGCCCGCAAGAGGAACGCGGGAAGTACGATCTGATAAAAATAATCCAATGGAAATACGGACACAACAACGAATCATCCTCCGAGGTCAGAAAGCTGAAAGCAGAAGCCGACTGGAAAGAAGCCAAGGCTGGGCAAGAGGCTATCAAGTTGGCTGTTGCAGAAGGGAAGTATATTGCGACTGAGGACGTGACCAAAGACTTAAAAAGATTGTTCACAGTGCTCCGCCGCCAACTGCTGGCGATTGGGCATAGCGTTGCCATCGAGTTAAACGTATTTGATGCGGAGGCTGCACTCGCAGCAAAAAAGGTGATTGATGATGCCATCTACAACGCGCTCGCGCAGCTTGCCGAAGCCGATAAAGAATAAATGGCCCCCGTTTATTTCCATAGCGTTCGCAACATTCCGCCCGCCGGACAGGATAACGGTATCTGAATGGGCTGACAAATACAGAATCCTTGATGAAAAATCTTCTGGCGCTCCAGGGCCGTGGAAAACTTCTCGCGTTCCGTATCTGCGGCAAATTATGGATGCGTTCAACGATCCAGAAATAGAGGACATAGTTTTTTGCAAGGGGTCACAACTCGGCGGTACAGAAGCGGAATACAATATGCTCTGCTACGCAGTGGATCAAGATCCGGGACCGGTGCTGATTGTTTACCCGACCGAAAAACTAGCAGAGGCCGCCAGTGAAAACCGCATCGAGCCTATGATGTTGTTATCCCCGGCAATTAAAGATAAATACGACAAACGTGCCAGTGAAAAACTCGAGTTGCAATTCTCAAACAGTTATATCGCGCTGTCTGGAGCAAACTCACCGTCAAGCCTGGCATCAAGACCAGTTCGGTATGTGTTTTTTGACGAGATCGACAAATTCCCGCGATGGGCCGGCAACGAAGCAAACCCGATTGCACTGGCCGAAGAACGCCAGAAAACATTTTATAACAAGAAAACCGTCAAAGTGTCCACGCCAACGACCAAGCAAGGGAACATTTGGCGGGCGTATGAATCGGCAACCGTACGAATGCGGTATCACGTTCCATGCCCATATTGCGGGCATGAACAGGAGTTGACGTTCGCGGGGGTAAAGTGGCCCAAAGGCATGGATGACCCGCAAATGATACGCTACGCGGCCTGGTATGAGTGTGGGAAGTGCGGGCAGAACATTGACGACCGGCACAAAATGGAAATGCTGCGGCGCGGACAATGGAAAGCAGAGAACACCCCTCGCGGCAGAATCCGGTCGATAGGGTTTCATTTGAACTCAATATATTCGCCGTGGCTCACGTTTGGCGATGTGGCCGCAAAGTTTATCTCGGTCAAAGACGTGCAGGAAGATCTGATGAATTTTATCAATTCCTGGCTTGCCGAACCGTGGGAAGAAAAAGCCGCCACGATGGACCGAGATTCGGTTATGGAAAAGCAAACCGAATCACCGGAGGGGCTGGTGCCGGAATGGGCGCAGATGCTAACGGCAGGCGTGGACGTGCAGGAAAATCGGATGTACTGGACTGTCCGCGCATGGGGCGCAAGAATGACATCGCAGAACATCGCCCATGGAGTTGTTGAGACGTGGGGGGCATTGGAACAAATAATGAATCGGCGTTGGCCTGACCCGCAGGGAGAATTGCGCTGGCAGGTCAATTTTTGTGCCGTTGACTCAGGATATGACACGGAAACGGTTTATGAATTTTGCCTGATGAACCAGGAATGGGCCGCGCCCGTCAAGGGCAGTTCGAACCCAATGATGCAACGATATCGCAAGAGCAGCATTGATAACCCTGGCTCAAAAACACACGGGCAGGCGCTTTACGTCGTAGACACAGACCAATATAAAAATATGATTGCAGGGCGGCTATGCAGGCCGATTGGGGTTGGCGGGTATATGGTTCACGCCGACTGCGATTTGGATTATGCTTCACAGCTTACCGCAGAGCATAAAATCAGAACCCGTAAGGGGAACCGCGAAATAGACACATGGGTTAAAAAGATATCCAACGCGCAAAATCATTACCTGGACGCGGAGGTTTATGCTGCGCTGGCGGCTGATTTGTTGCACGTTCGATATTTGGAGGATTTGTCAGAAGCCCCACCAGTTCCCGAACCGACGCCAA